ACGGAAGTCGCGTTGTTTACAGAAAGAATCGAAGTTAAGAAGACTGAGATGAAAGACGAGGAACTCGACGCCCGCATCAAAGAGAAGTTGGCTAAATATGGAGTCGGGGATGTCATCGACATCACGCCAAAAGAAGAAATACCCGTCAAAGACGAGGAAGAGGAATGAAATTCCTGAGCGAAGCCGAGCTAGCTGCCATACAAGCGGCGTTGCCGTTGATGTCACCGGAAGAAAAAGCCGAACTGCTGGAAGATTTGGAAGAGAAAGAACGCCGCTACACTCTTAACAAGTCCCAAACATCCATGCTCGCGTTTGCACGCGCCGTGTACCCCGGTTTTAAGGAAGGCCCCCAGCACAGAAAGCTGGCAAAGATATTCAGCGACGTTATCGCAGGTAAGAAAAAGCGGGTCATCATCAACATCGCCCCTCGTATGGGTAAGTCTGAGTTCTCTTCGTACCTGTTCCCTGCTTTCTTTTTAGGGCAATTCCCCGAGAAGAAGATTATTATGGGTACCCACACCGCCAGTCTGTCCGAAGACTTTGGCCGAAGAATTAGAAACCTGATTGATAGCGATGAGTACAAAACGATATTCCCAGCTACGCAAGTTGCGTCAGACCAGAAAGCCGCTGGTAAGTGGAGTACGGCTAAAGGCGGTCAGTATTATGCTGTGGGTGTGGGCGGTGCGCTGGCTGGTCGCGGCGCTGATTTGTTTGTTATTGACGACCCACATTCTGAACAAGACATAAAAGCTAACAGCAAGGCTACGTTCGAGAATGCGTGGTCATGGTTCCAGACTGGTCCGTTGCAGCGTCTGATGCCGGGTGGTGCGATAGTTGTAATCATGACTCGTTGGAGTCTGCTCGACCTGACAGGGAAGCTGATTGATTTCCAGACCAAGAACCCCGACGCCGACCAGTGGGAGATAGTAGAGCTACCGGCAATCCTGCACCAAGACACCGAGAAAGAAAAAAGTCTTTGGCCTGAGCAGTGGAGTCTGGAAGCCCTGCGTTCCAAGCGCGCAAACATGGACCCCCGGTTCTGGAATGCACAGTACATGCAGCAGCCTACGGCTGATAGCGCTTCTTATATCTCCCGCAAGTCTTGGCAAATCTGGCCTAGCGACGACCCGCCCTCATGTGACTACGTGATTCAGTCTTGGGATACGGCGCACGATACAAAGTCTACATCTGACTACAGCGCCTGTACTACGTGGGGTGTTTGGTATAACGAGGAAGATGGGAACAGCCCAAACTTAATTCTGCTTGATGCGTTCAAAGACCGGATGGCGTTCCCGGAACTGAAAGAAGTAGCGCTCAAGCATTACAAAGATTGGAACCCAGATGCGTTTATCGTGGAAAAGAAAGCCGCAGGAGCGCCGCTGATTCAAGAACTTAGGCGTATGGGGATTCCAGTTCAGGAGTTTACCCCGAGTCGAGGTAACGATAAGATTGCACGGGTAAATGCGGTTTCTGATTTATTTGCGTCTGGTAAAGTGTGGGCACCAGATACCCGCTGGGCTAGAGAAGTAATCGAAGAAATTGCATCGTTCCCTGTAGGCGAGCATGACGACTATGTGGATACGACAACGCAGGCGCTCCTGCGGTACCGCCAAGGAGGGTTCATCAGTTTGGATTCCGATGAGCGGGAGAACAACTACCTTTACCAAGCACGCAGACGTGCGGCCTACTACTAAGGACTAAACATGGCTGTTGATAAATCTTTGTACCAGACCCCCAAGGGTATCGAGGAACTTGCCGACGAGATGGGCGAAGAGCCTATCGAGATTGAAGTTATTGAGGCTGAGATTGGTTTTGAAGAACCTGAAGAAGAGTTTGAAGAAGCCGGTGAGTTCTACGAGAACTTGGCTGACGAGATTGGTGAAGGCGCACTACAGTCTCTTGCCAACGACCTAGCTAACGACATCGACAACGACCTCTCCTCCCGCAAAGACTGGGAAGATGCATACAAGGAAGGTCTGACTCTGCTTGGTCTGAAATACGAGGAACGTACGGAGCCGTGGTCTGGTGCGTGCGGGGTGTTCCACCCGATGATTACGGAAGCAGTTGTGCGCTTCCAGTCTGAGACCATCATGGAGACGTTCCCGGCAAAGGGTCCCGTCAAGACGCAGATTATCGGTAAGCAGACGCCTGAGAAGCTGGACGCAGCCCAGCGCGTTGAAGAAGATATGAACTACCAGTTGACGGAGAAGATGACTGAGTTCCGTCCTGAACATGAGCGCATGTTGTGGAGCCTCCCGGCTACGGGTTCGGCTTTCAAGAAGGTCTACTTCGACCCCAGCCTTGAGCGCCAAGTATCTTTGTTTGTGCCTGCTGAAGACATCATCCTGCCGTACGGCACGACTGAACTGAGTACCTGCCCGCGTGTTACGCACCGCATGCGTAAGACCAAGAACGAGATTCTTAAACTTCAAGTAGCGGGATTTTATAGGGACGTTGAACTAGGCGAACCTTCAAAATTCAAGGATGAGATTACCAAGCGTAAGGATGAAGAGACCGGCTTCTCGGCTAACTACGATGACCGCTATGAGTTGTATGAGTGCCACGTAGACCTCGACCTGCCGGGCTATGAAGATGTTGATGACGACGGTGAGAAGACTGGCGTTGGCCTGCCGTATGTGGTGACGATGCTGCGTGGTAGTAATGAGATTCTTGCAGTGCGTCGCAACTGGAAGGAAGAAGACCCGCTCAAGCTCAAGCGCCAGCATTTTGTGCATTATCAGTACATCCCCGGCTTCGGTGCGTACGGCTTCGGTCTGTTCCATCTTATCGGGGGTTACGCCAAGAGCGCTACGTCCATCATGCGTCAACTGGTGGATGCGGGGACTCTCTCCAATCTGCCGGGCGGTTTGAAGTCGCGGGGCCTCCGTATTAAAGGTGACGACACTCCGATTGCTCCGGGTGAGTTTAGAGATGTGGATGTCGGTAGTGGCGCTATCAGGGACAACATCCTGCCGTTGCCGTACAAGGAGCCTTCGGCTGTTCTGTCTGGGTTGATGGACAAGATTGTCGATGAAGGTCGCCGCTTCGCTGCTACGGCGGACATGAAGGTCTCGGATATGTCGGCTCAAGCTCCTGTGGGTACGACGCTGGCTATTCTGGAGCGGATGCTGAAGGTGATGTCTGCCGTTCAGGCTCGGGTGCACTATGCGTTCAAGCAGGAGCTTCGCCTCCTTGCTGCCATCATTCGGGACTACACCGACGACGAGTACACGTTTGAACCGCTTGACGGGCCACCTGCTGCCAAGAAGAGCGACTACAACCACGTCGATATCATCCCGGTAAGTGACCCCAATGCAGCGACTATGTCGCAGCGGGTTGTTCAGTATCAGGCAGCTATTCAGCTTGCCTCGCAAGCACCGCAGATTTACGACCTTCCCGCTCTGCACCGTCAGATGCTTGAAGTTCTTGGAATCAAGGATGCTAGTAAGCTGGTGCCGAATACCGACGACCAGAAGCCGCGTGACCCTGTCAGCGAGAACATGGCAGTTATCAAGGGTAAGCCCGTCAAAGCGTTTTTGTATCAAGACCACGAAGCGCACATCAAGGTACACATGTCAGCCATGCAGGACCCGCTTATTCAGCAGATGATTGGGCAGAACCCACAGGCAAATCAAATCATGGCGGCTATGACTGCGCACATCGCAGAGCATGTTGGGTTTGCATATCGCACAAAAATTGAGCAAGCGATGGGTGTTGACCTGCCGATGCCCGATGAAGAGATGTCGCCTGAAGTTGAAGTGCAGTTGTCCCGTTTGGTTGCGCAGGCTGCTCCGATTGTTCTTCAGGAAAGCCAAGGCCAAGTCGCTCAACAAGAAGCCGCCGCACAACAGCAGCAGATGGCTAACGACCCGCTCATCCAGTTGCAACAGCAAGAACTTGAAATCAAGTCGCGGGAGCAGTCGATGAAGGAACAGAAAGCAATGGCTGACGTTCAGCTTGAGCAACAACGCATTGAGATTGAGCGTCAGAAAGTAGAGGGCGAGTTGTTTGCCAAGGGCATGAAGATTAGTAGTGACACTGTGCAAAAGACTCGGGAAGTAGAAACAAAGCAGTTTGTTGAAGGCACAAAACTCGGCCTTAACGCCGCTAAAGGAACTAATAAGTGAACGACTACGTAAACGTAAAACTCTTTCATGAGTATTTGCGCAAGGAAATGAATAACTACGCAGACGATGTTGCAACCGGTGTCTGTGCTGATTTTGCTGCTTACAAAGAACTGTGTGGGGTGATACGAGGCTTGGCCCTTGCAGAGCGGTTGCTAATCGACCTCGCAAAAGAGAAAGACGAAGACGATGACGAATGAAAATTCGATAGATGAAGTGCAACAAGAACCGGAGTACACCAATGAAGAAAAGGCTCGCCAACTTCCTGAACCTACTGGCTGGAAAGTTCTGTGCGCTGTACCAGCGATTGACGAGAAGTTTGACGGCACTAGCCTCTACCGTCCGGACAGTCTTGCAAAACTGGAAGAACACGCTACGACAGTTCTTTTCGTAATAGCACTAGGCCCCGACGCATATAAAGACGACCGCAAGTTCCCCGCCGGTCCTTGGTGTGCAGAGGGTGATTTTGTTTTGGTCCGTGCCTATTCGGGTACACGTTTCAAGATTCACAGTAAAGAATTCCGCCTGCTTAATGACGACCAGATTGAGGCGGTTGTTCAAGACCCTCGCGGTATTACCCGTGCGTAAGGAGTAACAAATGAGCGAACAGGATAATTACGAATACGAAGATGTAGGGACTCCCGAAGATGAGGAGCTTCAGGTTGACTTTGATGCGGAAGAGGACGTTGAGCTTGAAGTAGTTGACGACACCCCCGAAGAAGACCGTGGTCGCAAGCCTCTTGCAAAGGACGTGGATGACCCTACGGATGACGAGATTGAGCAATACGGTGACAAGGTAAAGACCCGTATTAAAGAATTGACGCATGCTCGTCATGACGAGCGGCGAGCCAAGGAGGCGGCTCATCGAGAAAAGGAAGAAGCTCTGCGTCTTGCACAGCAAATCCTTGAAGAGAACAAGCGTCTCAAGGCATACGTAGATAGTGGGCACAAGACCTACGCTGAAGTACTCAAGGCTAAGTCCGAGATGGAGCTTCAACTTGCGCGTGATAAGTTCAAGGCGGCGCAGGAAAGTTACGACACGGATGAGATTCTGGCTGCACAAGAAGCGCTGTCTGATGCCAAGATGCGGTTTGAGCAAGCTAAGAGTTTTAATCCTACCCCTTTACAAACAGAAAATACTCAAGTATATAGTGAGCAAACAGCCGTACAACCCCCGCAGCTTGACGACCGTACTCTGCGCTGGCAGCAAAAAAACCAGTGGTTCGGCACTCCGGGATACGAAGAGCTAACTAGTTTTGCTCTTGGGCTGCATCAAAAGCTGATTAATCAAGGGATAGACCCCAAGACTAATCCAGATGGATACTTCGGGCGAATTGACGCCCGCATGCGGGAAGTTTTTCCAACGGTATTTGGGGAAACAGCTAAAGCTGCAACACAGGCTAAAAAGCCCGCTACTGTCGTAGCATCGGCTTCTCGGGCTTCTGGCGGTAAAAAGGTCCAGTTGACTACAACTCAGCTAGCCCTCGCTAAGAAGTTTGGCCTTACCCCCAAGCAGTACGCAGAAGCGTACGTCAAGACTCTGGAGAAATAACATGACCCGCACTCCCCGCGATATTGAAACCCGCGCCACTACTACTCGTGCAGTGTATGTTCCACCTAGCACACTGCCCGTACCCACTCCGCAACCCGGCTACTCTTTCCGGTGGATTGCAACGGCGGTTCTAGGTCAGGCTGACCCGTCCAACGTGTCGAAGAAGATGCGTGAAGGATGGGAACCAGTCCGAGCCGAAGACCACCCCGAACTGCAACTCGCCCCGAATCAGAATGGCAATGTGGAGCTTGGCGGATTGATGTTGTGCAAGATGCCGTCTGACCGTGTTGAGGCCCGTAACCAATATTACGAAAATCACGCGCAAGCGCAGATGGAATCTGTGGACAACAGTTACTTACGTAACAACGACCCCCGCATGCCGATGTTTAGTGAGAAGCGGTCTACCACTAGCAGAGGCGGCGGATTTGGTAATGGAACTAAATAAGGAGCTATAAATGGCTTACCCGACTGTTGACAAGCCCTATGGGCTTCAGCCGATTAATCTAATCGGTGGTCAGGTGTTCGCGGGTTCGACCCGCATGTTTCCGATTGCTAGTGGTTACAACACCAGCCTGTTTAACGGCCAAGTTGTGCAACTGACGACGGATGGCACTCTGATTGTAAACCCCACCACCACCGGTACTTCCCCTCTAGCGGGCATCGTTGGTGTTTTCCTTGGTGTTGAATACACCAATCCCGGCACTAATCAAAAGATTCGTGCCCAATACTGGCCTGCCGGTACGGTTGCTTCGGACGCTGTCGCTTATGTTTGCGATGACCCGGATACCGTGTTCAAGGCTGTTATCTGCAACACCGGTCAAACCGTTGCTGCTCTGGGTCAATGGGCTGTTGGCAAGAACGCTGCCCTCATCCAGAACGGCGGTTCGACTACCACTGGTGACGCTCTTGTTGCCATCGGCGGTCAAGCCCCGGCTGCTACTAACACCATCGTTCGCGTTGTCGGTCTTGTTCCGGATACGGCGCAAACCACGACCTCGGTTGGTAGCACCAGCGGTTCTAGCACCACTGTCACTCTGACCGCAGCTAACACTGCTATCAAGCCGTACATGAGTGTCACCGGCACCGGCGTTACTGCTGGTACCTATGTGGTGTCCATCTCTGGTACGACCCTGACCCTGTCGGTGGCCGCTAACCTTACGTCTGTTACTCTGACCTTCGCCGGTGCTCCGGAAGTTCTGGTCAAGTTCAACCACGGTTGGCATTCGTACTACAACTCGACCGGCGCTGCCGTCGCTACCTGATAGGAGTTAATCATGGCAATTTCTCGTGCCCAGCTACTTAAGGAACTCCTGCCCGGCCTGAACGCGCTGTTCGGTATGGAGTACTCTCGCTACGGCGAGGAACACAAGGAAATCTACGAGACCGAAACCTCGGAACGTTCCTTTGAAGAAGAAACCAAGCTGTCGGGCTTCTCGGCTGCTCCGGTGAAGAACGAAGGTCAAGCCATCGCGTACGACAATGCGCAAGAAGCTTGGACTGCTCGTTACAACCACGAGACCATCGCTCTCGGTTTCTCGCTCACGGAAGAAGCAGTGGAAGACAACCTGTACGACACCCTGTCGGCTCGTTATACCAAGGCTCTCGCCCGTGCTATGGCTTACACCAAGCAAGTCAAGGCTGCTGCGGTTCTGAACAACGGCTTCTCGTCGCAATATGTTGGCGGTGACGGCGTTGCTCTGTTCTCGGCCTCGCACCCTCTGATTTCTGGTGGTGTCAACAGCAACACCCCGGCTGTCGCCGCTGACCTGAATGAAACGTCGCTTGAAGCTGCGGTCATTCAAATCGCTGCGTGGACGGATGAACGTGGTCTGCTGATTGCCGCTAAGCCACGTAAGCTGATTGTTCCGCCGAGCCTGATGTTCGTTGCTACCCGTCTGCTGGAAACCGAACTCCGTGTCGCTACCGCTGACAACGACATCAACGCTCTGAAGAGCAACGGTTCGATTCCGGAAGGCTACGGCGTCAACCACTTCCTGACCGACAACAACGCTTGGTTCCTGACGACCGACGTTCCGAATGGTCTGAAGCACTTCGTTCGTACGCCGCTGGCTACGTCAATGGATGGAGACTTCGACACCGGTAACGTTCGTTACAAGGCCCGTGAGCGCTATTCTTTTGGGTGGTCGGACCCACTGGGCATGTTTGGCTCGCCCGGCGCGTAATAAAAACCCAGTATTTTCAAGGGTTTCAGAGGGGGCTTCGGCCCCCTTAGTTTTTTCTTGACTTTCAAGACGAGTCCAAGTACATTACCTGTTACTAAGTCTCACAGGAAAATGTATGGATATCCAAGACCTACCGAAGACGCGCAAAGAAGCTAAAGAACTTGGGACTAAGTATTACTTCACAGGAGAGCCGTGTAAGCACGGCCATATAGCCCCGCGTAAAACTAAGGGTGCATGCGTTGAATGCTTAAAAGCGGAGTGGCAACAAGCCGCTAGTAAACGTGAGGAGTACTTCAGAGAGTACAACCAGCGGGAGGAAGTTAAAGAAGCTAAGCATGCTTGGTATCATCAGAATAAAGACAAAGTAGTAGCTTCTGCGTATGCCCAGCCTATACACCTCAAAAGAGCATATCAAAAAGCTTGGAAGGAGCGAAACGGGGTTTGGACCCGCGCCGACACCAAAGCGCGCCGACGTAAGCACAGAGAAGCCACGCCACCGTGGCTATCACGCAAACAAAAGTCTGATATACGGCAGCTTTACCAAATAGCCATAACGATGAGTCAGACTACTGGAGAACAATACGTAGTTGACCACATTTATCCGCTTAGGTCAGAAACCGTCTGTGGACTTCACGTTCCTTGGAATCTAAGGGTTGTTACACAGAAGGAGAACTTGATGAAATCAAACGCACTTCCAGACGACAGCATGGCCCTTGCATTCCCCTTAAAGAACTAGTATAAACAAACCATCTAGGAAACCCAGCCCGTACGACTGACCTAGCAGACTTTGTAGAGACTTACGGGCATAGTGCTACAACACAAGGAGCATGCGATGAGTCGCACAACTTTCTCTGGTCCGGTAAAGTCGGACAACGGTTTTGAAGGTTCTTTTGTCGGTACGCTTAACAGCACCGAGACCGGCAATACCATCACCACTACTAACACCGCAACCTCGGGCACCTTCCAGCCCCTCGTTGTTTCCACCACC